CGTTAAAGTCCTCATCATAAGCTTGGACTTTATTTGCCCACTTCCAATCGGTATCACATTCTTGGTAGTTATCTATTTCAATAACTTCTCCATTTTTTAATTCAATATAAAGTGTAGTCCACTTAACATCATAGTCTAAGACATCATCCCAATCTATACCCAAATCTTTTAAATCATATTGTAAGACTTGTGTATAGTGTGCTTCTATATATCTTGGTTTACTCATCTTCTACCTCCAATAAAGTGTATAAAGTTTACTATCTACCCCATCATAAGAAATACCCATATTAGTATAATAAATATTCTTAGTCAAGTAAGTTCTTTTAACCATCACATTAAAGTTCTTTCTGCGATAGGCTCTCTCTTTTATGGCTACCCTAAACTTTACCCCAAGAATATTAAAGTGTTTGAATACTCTATTGTTTCCTCGTGGCTCTTTTCTATCTGTAAATATTTTAGTTTCCATATTATTTTCTCCTATTAGTAAATAATGTTTATGATAAGCATACCACATACAATATGATATGCAACGATTAAAAGATCAATTAACATAATGCTTTCTCCTTGTCATATTCCTTGCCAAGGTTTCACAATCTTTTAAAATCTTTCTCATCTCTGACTTGCTCAACTTTTGATTGTAAGTTCTGACAATCTCTCTATGTACATAATCATTGTATAATTGTTTGGTTAGTGCATCCATATTTATTCTACCTCTTTTTTAATTTTATAATTTTCAACTTCTATAGCATCAACTTGTTTAAAAAATTCTATCGTGGCTCTCTTTTTATTCTCAGCATTTATTAATACTTCTTTAATTTTATACTCAGAATTTACCCATAATATTTTATAGGTGTTATCTGCTTCTCCATAATCATATTCTTTATTCATAATTTATTTTCTCCTAGTTTTAAATGGGCTATGCTTTACAATCTACCCTCTACTTTAGCAGACCTATCACTAAGGGCATAGCAACCTTAACATTTTTTTTCGATCACCATATATTTTTTGATCTTATTAAAATAAATAATGTTTTCTATTTATTCATAGCCTAATTTATTAGACATCATCTAGTTTGACCTCCTTTAATGGACTAGCAACCATATTAAGTTATTGTAGATATACGATATTTTAATATTTGAAGGCTTGGATTTTTAAACATGTTAAATCCTTTTCTCCAATACATAACAGTTAATATAAATATACTAAGCTTAATCGGTAGCTTAAGTATAATCCCATATACATTTAGATATGGTAAATGAAAGTCCCATGAATTAATCATAGGGTCTATCTGATACTTTGTAAAAGTTTTTATTTTCATAATTTACCTCGTTTATAAATTAATTTTTATTAACTTTCCTAATTAAAAACCATAGATTTTAAAATGTCAATAGTTTTCTACAATTATTTTAAATTATTTTATCGCACAATCTCATACAGGAATTTATCTAAATGTGCAATAGTTTATAAAATTTTTAAAGTTTATTTATTTTTAGGCTTGACTTTCACCTAAGGCATTTAAAAAGTTTTTGAATACTAACCCTTGACTAACTCACAAAATGCAATACAGAGCCTTACAGAGCCTTACAGGGCATAATATATATTTGTACAGTAGTTTAAATTACAGGCAAAAAAAACCCCCAATTAAGGGGGCTTATAAATCTATTGCTAGATTTTACAGGGGAAACTAATTCAGATCAGCTAAGATATACTCGCCACTTTTAATTTTTGCTCTTGTTTCTGCAATACCCTCATTTAAAAACTCATTGCGATATTTTCCTGTTGTTCTGGAATAATCCCAATAATATTCGTCAAGATATATTTTATAGCTGTCTCCGTCTCTTTTGGCTATGATACTATCATAACTTTGGAAGTATTCGTTATTATCATCATCAATAATAATGAATTGATTGGCTACCTTGTTTCCTTGTGGGCTTGTCATATTTTCTACTTTCATAATGTTTTCCTTTTGTTATGCTTATATAAATAAGCGTTAGTTTATACCACTAAAAGCCCCAATAAAGGAGCTTTGTTAGTGGTGGTTAAAGTTAAATGATAACTCTTTTTTTCTCCATAAAATGTTGTTCTTCATTTTCAGAAAAATAAACATTTGCATCATGCCTTTGATAAGAAACAATACCTTGTTCAATAAGTGTCTCCACTTGTGAATTGGCAACACCTTCATCAAGTGTAGCTAAAACAATGTCTCGTTCCTTTTCAGTTTTACATTTAACTGTAATATTAAAAGTGTCCATAATTTTTATTTCCTCTGTTTATGGTTAGTTTATACCACTAAACCCCCATATAAAACGGGGGTATTGTTAGTGGTGGTTAGATTATATACTAAATAAATTTTTCTGAATAACTACAAATTCGTTATCACGTAAAGCGTATGTTTTACGTTGTCTCATTGTATCACCTTCAAAATCAACTTCCTTAGTAGTTTTGTATGCAAAAATGCTACTTGTGTAAAGTGTTAAATCTTGATGTCCATTTTTAGGTTTAAATGAACCCCATACAATAGAAGTACCATTTTCTTTTTCTTTATAAGAAATAGCTGTTACAGTTTCTCCTGTTTCAGCAAATACTTCACTTGCAAAATTAACAATATAATCAATATGTGATAATTCTATTGTTCTGTTATTAGTTTTTTTAGTCATGTTATTTTCCCTTTTTTGCGATCAATTCTAATTGAGAACCATTCTCATTTAAATTATTGATCTTGTTAAACATAAGTATTTTATATATTTTCTAATATCAAAATGCAACAATTATTTTAACTATTTTTTAGCCTTTGTTTGTATAGCTTTCAAGGTAAGTAATTACTAACATTTTGAAAAGTTTTAAAAGGAAAATAACACGAGATTCATAATATAAGTCTAGGTTATATAGTGTTATAAGTTTTGTGAAGTGTCCAAGCTTATGAAGTTTATAAAGTATTTAATAATTTATAAGGACTTTATAAGGGGATATCTGATTCATTAACTAGCTTGTGAAGTTTTAAAAGTTTTAAAAACTTTATAAAGTGCTGTACCTTTTTAAACTTCGCAAAGTGCTGTACCTTTTGCCACTTTGTAAAGTCTTGTACCTTTTCAAAAGCTTGTAAAGTCTTGATGTACCTTTATAAAGTGCAGTTATAATATGTTATAAGGGGGTAGGCAGGAGACACCTACCACCCCCACCCCTATATATATAAAACATATACATTTCGAGTAGTTTTAGATATTAACCAGCCCCCTAACTTTACAAAGGTTTTGGCATGTTTGATATATTATTTTGAATAAGTCTGGAACGACTAGGATGGGTTATGTTATATATATAACGGGGGAGAACCTTACAATTCTATTGTACACATTTTTTACGAGTTTGTCAAGTCATTTGCGAAATAAAGTAAAAAACTTTACAAAGGCTTGACAAATTTGTAATATACCTCTATAATACCTACATGGCAACCAATTATTTAGCTGAAACAAAAGACAGGAATCTTACTGAAAAGCAGGAAGCGTTCTTGGGTCACCTCGTGGATACAGGAGGAGACTTTAAAAAGTCAGCCGAACTTGCAGGATACTCCGGCAATCACTATCAAGTACTTAAAAGTTTAAAAGAAGAAGTAGTAGATTTAGCCCAAAACGTACTTGCAAGGGAAGCCCCTACAGCAGCGTTCAAGATTATAGAAGTTTTGAAGTCAGATAAGCCTGTACCTCAAGCCAACTATAAGTTACAAGCTGCACAAACTATACTAGATCGTGTAGGGGTTAGTAAGACAGATAGAATAGATGTTAATCATAATACCGGTGGTGGTATATTTATTCTCCCAGAGAAAAAGGCGATTGACATTACAGAAGGTGACTATGAGGATGTTAGTCCTCTAAATGACTAATGAAGATATTTCTGACTGAGATAGAAGCCTACGGTACAACCTTTGCAGGTCCTAACATCGTAGCTTCATCTTATGAGAAAGCAGAGATAGCTGCAGCCCAGAACCATTTAGTGGTTGTAGGTGAGTTAGACAGCATCTATGTGGATGATGATCTAGAAAAAGAATACTTAAATACTATTCCTAAAGAAGAAGATAGGACAATACACTAATGTTATTAGAACGATTACAACTTAGAAAAGGTGGCAAAGCTAAGTCCACCGTCAACAAAGCAGGTAACTATACCAAGCCCGGACTACGTAAAAGAATATTTCAACGTATAAAGTCACAAGCTTCACACGGTACTGCAGCCGGTAAATGGTCTGCACGTAAAGCACAAGCCCTAGCCAAAGCTTACAAGAAAGCTGGTGGAGGGTATAAGTAATGTTAAAGAAACCACAACAGTCTTTAAAAGACTGGAGCAAACAAGACTGGGGAACTAAGTCTGGTAAGAAGTCTAGCGAAACAGGTGAGAGATATCTACCCAAGAAAGCCAGAGAAGCTTTAAGTGATTCAGAGTATGCAGCTACGACAGCAAAGAAAAGAAAAGATAAAGCTGCAGGTAAACAACATTCAAAGCAACCAGATAAGATTGCAGATAAAACAAGGAAATTTAGAATGGCTAAAGGTGGTAAAGCAGATGGTAGGTTAAAACGAGCAGGAGTTAGTGGTTACAATAAACCAAAGCGTACTCCTAACCATCCTAAAAAGTCACATATTGTTGTAGCTAAATCAGGTAGTACAATTAAAACTATTAGGTTTGGTGAACAAGGAGCTTCAACAGCAGGTAAACCTAAAGCAGGTGAGTCTTCTAAAATGAAGAAAAAACGTAAATCATTTAAAGCTCGTCACGCTAAGAACATTGCGAAAGGCGTATTGTCTGCAGCGTATTGGGCTAACAAGGTAAAGTGGTAAGATGGGAAAACAAATAGGCAGTGACGAAAAGCCAATAACATTTAGATCACCGATCTATAAAAATACGCACGGAAGTAAAGGTGCTAATCCTAGACCCGGATTCTATACACAAGATTATAGAGATAACTGGGATAGAATATTCGGTAAAAAGAAAACAGAGGATAGTCCAAAAGAGGACTAGGAGAACAACAATGACAATGATTAAGAAATGGTTAGAAGCAATAAAAGATTTTCTAACTCCAAAGAAACAAACAAAGAGGAAAACAAATGTTAAAAGAACTACTAGAAAAAAAAGTAAATAGTCTTATTAATACTAATGAACTTACAGACATGCAAGTCTGGGGTGTTATGTGTGGTATAGGATTTATATCAGCATTTATTATTATGTGGATTATCTAAGATGCGTTTAGTTCCCGAAGGTTACATTAAAAGAAACACCTCTACCATACCATTCGGGTATGAGTTTGATGAGGTTACTGGATTTCTTAAACCTATTGAAGAGGAACTAGAAGCGTTACAGATTGCTGAGAACATGATAGTCAACGAAGAGGTATCACTTCAGGCTGCCTGTGATTGGTTAGAATATAAAACCGACAGAAGAATTTCTACTCCCGGTCTTAAGAAACACGTAGATAAAAAATATGGAAAACGAAACGAAAGACTGGGAGAGGAATCCTCATCTCTACTTGCAAGATGATGATGGTAACTTTGTCTTAAAGAAAGACGGAACTCCTAAAAAGAAAGCAGGTCGACCTAAGACCAGCACCGAAAAAGCTATCAAGGCTGCACGTGCTACGGTAGGTCGTAAAAAAAGAAACATTGAAAAGCTTGAACAAAAGTTAAACAACGCTAGACAATCGTTTAAAAAACAAAAAGAAACAATTCAAAAACTTGACCAGACTGTAGAAGGTCCTGTCACTGAAGATGAACTTGACACACTTCCCAAAGCTGTCAGAGAAAATCTAGACAATCACAAAGTATTATTCCACGCTAACGAAGGTCCACAGACAGACTTCCTTGCTGCCGGTGAAAAAGATGTACTGTATGGTGGAGCTGCTGGTGGTGGTAAATCTTTTGCTATGATTGTAGACCCACTAAGGTATTGTCACAAGAAAGCACACAGAGCTTTAATCCTCAGACGTTCTATGCCAGAACTAAGAGAGATGATTGACAAGTCACGTGAGTTATATCCACAAGCTTTTCCCGGTGCTAAGTTCAGAGAAGTTGAAAAGCTTTGGAACTTTCCAAGCGGTGCAAAGGTTGAGTTTGGATTCTTGGAACGAGATGCAGACGTATATAGATATCAAGGACAAGCATATAGTTGGATAGGCTTTGATGAGATTACTCACTTACCCACAGAGTTTAGTTGGAACTATTTAGCTTCAAGACTTAGAACAACTGACCCAGAAATAAAAACTTATTTACGTTGTACTGCTAATCCCGGTGGTGTTGGTTCGCATTGGGTAAAGAAAAGATACATAGAACCTTCAGAACATAATACCAGTTTTCAAGGTGCAGATGGTTTAACACGTAAGTTTATTCCGGCTAAGTTAGCTGATAACCCATACCTTGCAGAAGATGGTGTGTATGAGCAAATGCTTAAATCTTTACCACCGATTCAACGCAGACAATTGCTTGAAGGTAACTGGGATGTAGCAGAAGGTGCTGCTTTTGTAGAGTTTGACCCACTACATCATGTGATTACTCCGTTTGAATTACCTTTACACTGGGAAAGAGTTAAAGCAGTTGAC